GTTTAAACGGTACTGCTAAAGAGGCTCTCGACGCTAACAAAGCTGCGACAGCTGCATTAGGATCGGCGTCACCCGGAGGATACACAACAACAGTAAACAGTACAGCAGCAGCCGATTCAAGCCCTGGCCAACCAAATGCCACTGTGATGTTTGATTATTTAAATCAAACTAATTTAGGTATAAGAAGATTAGACATAGATCCTTTTGATGACTTTAAAAATGCTGTTAATAGAGCAGAAAACTATGGTGGAATATCTTCGGTTGACTTGTCTACAGCGTTAGCAAGATCAAAACTAAGAGATCCCAATAACTTAAAGAATCAAGCTTTCACTGGAGCATTAGTCACTGAAGGAATAATATCTTCTAACTTTGCAGTGCCAGTAGTGCCAAAATTTGGAAGAGTTGTAGGTCCAGAAAAGACTCCAAGAAGAGGTACAGAATCCATCGGTAGCCAAGATGGAAGAGTACAAATGTTTACGTAAGGAATGATATGGCAGCAATTACAACAGATATAGTTCCAAGTGCAAAGTTCAATCCTGTTTTTCAAGATAATATAACTGCAAGAACAAGATTAGCACCAGGGATAACAATGGCAAAGTTTTTAGGCAGCCATGGAGATCCAGTTACTATGCATCATATATTATCTAATGCTGATAAAAAGACACTTGCAAAACAGTATATATTACATGCAGAAGCAATGAGAACTATAAATGATCCTAAAAGTACAAAAGAATTTGAAGATTTTAGACTTGAAGTCCAAGAAGGTTTATACATTCCTGGGCCTGATGAAAAGTTAGACGTAAGCACAGGAGTAAATCATTTTTTAACAAATGGTCAAGGAGTAGTTTATGCTTTAAGAGATATTAACGGTAGTATTGCTCTAGAAAAAACTTTTGACTTAGCTGTATTCTGGAAAGATCATTTAAATTTTGATAGACTGATATTAGATTATGATAATTATAATCCAGACGAATCACTGCACGCGTGCATAGTATTGATCATGCCGCAAATAGTAGCACCTTGGACTGTTACTTATAAAAACGAAGTGGAAACAAGATTTAATAATGCTTCTCAAACGACTAATGAACTTTTAGAAGTAGTAGTTCCTAATGAAAATTTAGAAACACTAAATACTTGATATAAATAGACAAAAAGGATTTTAAATGCCATCAAGAGCTTTTTCAATTGAAGACGGTAATATAGGTAATAAGAGTATTCTTACCTCCAGAAGAGAAGAATACTCTGATATCGATCTTTCTTTTGCTAAAAAAGGCTCTGGAGACATATTTAAAAAATCAAGTGGAGCTTCAGTAAAACAAGCAGTAAGAAATTTATTATTAACTAATTTTTCTGAAAAACCATTCTTACCAAGATTTGGTGCAGATTTAAACTCTATGTTGTTTAGACTTAGCAGTGATATTGATGATGATACCTTAGAAGATGATATAATAAATGCGATTGAAACGTTTGAGCCACGAGCAAGAGTTTTAAACATAAAAAGTAACATAAGTCCAGACACGAACGAAGTAAATATTACTGTGACTTTTCAAATAATTAACACGTCAGAAGAAGCTTTTGTAGACGTATCGCTAACGAGGTTAAGGTAATGGCAACGACAATTAAATCAACTCAATTAGATTTTGACTTTATTAAAAATAAGTTAAAGGAAAAATTTAAAGAACAGACAGAGTTTCAAGATTACAATTTTGAAGCTTCTGGTCTAAGTAACTTATTAGATGTTCTAGCACTTAACTCTCATTTTAATGGATTAACAGCTAACTTTGCGTTAAATGAAAGTTTTATAAACACGGCGCAGCTGAGAAGTTCTGTGGTAGCTCACGCTGAAACTTTAGGATATATTCCAACATCTTATACTTCTTCTCAAGCAAAATTAAAATTATCAATATTAATATCAACAACTCCTAGACCTACAAGTGTTACTCTTACGAGAGGAGCGATATTTACCGCAAGTGTTGATGACGTAAGTTATACTTTTCAAACAAGACAAAACTTTGTAGCTTCAGATGATGGCACTGGTTCCTATGAATTTAAGACATCTGATGGCTTGTCTGATATTCCTGTTTTTGAAGGAACTGAAAAAATTAAAACATTTATAGTAGGAGAAAAAGCAGACTCTCAAATTTACGTCATACCAGACGTCACTATGGATACATCTACCATAAGAGTAAGAGTTTTTGATACGTTAACAGGTACTACTTTTACGACCTACACTGACATACAAGATGCGGTAAGAGTCACAGATGACTCGGCTTTATATCAGATAAAAGAAGTGCCAAATGGTTACTATGAATTGATATTTGGTGATGGATTGAGTACTGGTAAAGCTCCGGTAGCTGGAAATAAGATAGTGATTGATTACTTGTCTACACAAGGAACCGTGGCGAATGGAGCTACAACTTTTACTACCAGCGTGGCTTTAAGCGTAAGCGGCGTAAATTATCCGCTGACGGCCACGACAACTTCTACGTCTGCTGGTGGCGCTTTTAAAGAATCTTTAGAGTCAATAAGAAGAAACGCTCCAATAGCTTTTAGTTCTCAAAAAAGATTAGTAACTGCAGAAGATTATAGATCTCAAATATTGGCTAACTACGGTACATATTTAGATGATGTTATTGCTTGGGGAGGACACGACAACGTGCCGCAAATATATGGTAGAGTCTACGCCGGACTTAAATTTAAGAGCAACATAGATACTATAACGCAAGAAGACGTTAAAAACCAAATAAAAAATGAGTTATCAGAAAATTTAGCTATCATGTCTATAGATCTAGTATTCGCTGACGCCATAACTACCAAGCTCATATTGACTACATCTTTTAATCTAGATCCAGACTTAACGTCTTCTACTTCTCAATCAGTTGAAAATTTAGTTCAAAGCACTATAAATTCTTTCTTTTCGACTAATCTAAAAAAGTTTAATAAAGTTTTTAGAAGGTCTAACTTATTAACATCGATCGATGCGCTAGACGTCGCCATTCTTAACTCTCGCATGGATGTTAAAATGCAAAGAGAACAAACCATTGATATAAATCAATCTGTAACGTATTCAATAACTTTTCCTAGTATTATAGCAGAACCAGATGACGTCAATAGAATTATAACAAGTTCTCTATTTACTCTTAACAGTAAAACTTGTTCTATAAGAAATGCTTTAAATAGTAATAAGTTAGAAGTAGTCGACCAAGACGGAGTAATCCAAGTAGATAACATTGGATCGTACTCACAGACTGAAGGTTTAGTTACACTCACCGGATTTGCTCCATCTGATGTCCAAGGGACTTCATTAAAAGTAAACGCTGTGCCAGCAAACCAAGGTACTATAAGACCTTTACGTAATTACATACTTGATATTGATACCGTTGGTTCAATCTCAACTGCAGTAATAGATAACCAAAACACGTTAGTAACATTGTAAGATGCCAATTAATTATCACTATAATCGTCGAAACAGAAATTTTTTAAATAGAAAAGTAAGCGAGGCTTTACCTGAGCATATTACTAGTGATTTTACTAAGTTCGTAGATTTTTTAGAAACTTATTATCAGCAATTAGATTCTGATGGAACTACTTCTTTTGGTAACGATATAAGACAACTATTTCAATTAAGAGATGCTGGTTCTACACCACAACTAAATAACTTAATATCTGAGATTGCAGCTGGTTTACCTAATGGTGATAACTTTACAGATGCTAGGTACGCGGTAAGAAGACTTGCAGAGCTGCAAAGAAATAAAGGCACAAGATTTTCTATAGAAGAATTTTTTAGATTATTTTTTCAAGACAGAATAGTTGTAGAATATCCAAAAGATGATTTATTCATAGTAGGTGTTGGTGATTCGAACGTGCCAGCTTCATTAATCGGACCTGAGTCCTTAAAAGTTATACAAAATGGCCAATTATATCAAATTTTTTCTGTACTAATAAAAACATCTTTATCAAGTAATACTTGGGAAGCCCTCTATAAAAAATTTATTCATCCAGCTGGTTTCTTCTTTGCAGGGCAAATAACTTCAGACACAGAAGCTAATTTAAATTTAGGGTTAATGCCTATATCAATTGAAGACTCTGCTCCTGGACCTAAAATTGTAAGTGAAGGTTCTACTCCGCCAGCGGCTCCATTCGTGCAATTAACTGCGTTAATAGATTCAGATAATAATGGAACACCAGACTTTAGAATGGGTTTAGATCAATTAGTAAGTGTTTATCAAAATCTTACTTTGCAAGATCTAGAAAAATTTTACTCAAGTACTTCACAACTTATTACTCCAAACTCATTTACGTTTGACGACAGTAATATTAGAGATAGCGCGGCAAATGCAACACCAGACTTCTCATTGGCAACAGAGACTATGGATAATGAAATATTCGGAAATTACTTAATTGACTCAACTTTCTAGTATAACTAGTATAAATA